ATACCATTTTCATATATGCCATCTGCAACTGCGTTTAAGAATTGTAAATCTATGTTACTGCCTATTGCTATTTTTGTTTGTTTGTATCCGTTCATATTTCCTTTAATTTTTTGGGAGGGTTTTTACGCCCTCCCATAAGATAATCCAACTTAACTTATTAATCGTCTGCTGAGTCGTTCACAAACGGATGGTTTAACTCAACCCAAGCCTGACCTGTGTTTGGTGTATCAATTGCTGCTCGACCAATAGCTCCTGCTACTAAGTCTCCTGCTGCATCTTGGTCATCCAAGTGTCCTGCTGTTGATGTTAAGTATAAAACTCCGTTATCTGCAAAACTAGGTTTAACCTCACACGGAACCTGTCCATAAATACAGTAAAATCCGTATTGGTTTGCAATATTAGCAGACATCGCCACTCCAACTCTACCTTTTGCATCAGCTACTGATCTAGCAGTTAAACCTGCTTCATCAAATGTGACACAATCGCCTTGTGCAGTAGATGCTACACCTTGTAAGTATATAAACTCACCGTAACCATAATCATCGTGGTTAGCTCTTACTACAGTGCCTAAAGGTAGTTCTTTAGTTGTAGAGGTAGCGTCAATTGCTTGTGGGCATACAAAAGAATCAATTGGATGCCAATCTGAAAATCCTGCCATTATCTACCTCCTTAATGTGTTGTAGGTCCACCCACGATACCAACTTGCATTCTAGGATTAGTACAGGTTAACTGTCCCATCCAGAATATCTTGGCTACACGAGCGTCCTGGTTAATTGGTTTCATAAAGTTTTCAAACGTAAAATTACGCTTTGAATGTACTTTAAAATCAAGGTATTTAGTGTTAAGCATAATCATCGTACCTGCTGGTGCGTGTGAGTCTACTACAACACTTGCTCCCTTAAATCTCAAGGTCTGGAATCCAGCATCTGCTAACATAGCATCACCTTCCCATCTCTTGTTAGCCTGTAAGCTAGATTCGTATGCATCGAACATAACTTGTGGCACAACAATCAAGTCTGGATGGTCGTTGTCTATTGTAGCAGCACCATATGCCTGAGTCATCTCTCTGACCATAGCAGCAACACCATTAGTTGTAGCTGTCATCTCATCAAAGTCCAAGGCATCTGTTGGTGTAGTTTGCTTATCAGCAAATGTACCTATTTTAGAATCCCACCAAGAATAATCGTCAGAGTCAATTCCACCTAGGCTTCTGTTGTAACCAATAATACAGTTATCAACATTACCACCAGCGTGTAATGTGCTTGTACCAGCTGGGTTGTCGTATAAAGCATCATCGTTATGTGTTGTGTTGCTTATAAGTCCAAAACCAGTTAGTGACGATATTTCTTTTGCTCCAGGAGCTGCTGAACCACCAAATAATTTAGTGCCAAACAAATCCTTAAGCGATTTCTCTGCGTTACGCATTTTAGATTTTAGCAAAGACAATACTGCACTGTCTCCACTATTTTTCAATTCTTCTTCACCACTTATAGTAATACTAGCGTAAGCCTGTTTCCAGTCCCACTCAGCAGCTGTAATTGGATCAGATGGAGTTGTATCTAGAACATCGTAACCAGAGAAGAATCCTTGAGCTGAGTTAGTTCCATACTCTATTGGAGTAATAATCTTTTTACCACCATCTAGTTTTTCAGCATCCTTTAAAAGTTTTAGCGTCAAAACATTAGAGTTAAAAATATTATCAATCAATATTGGAAGGAATTTATCCTTAGTCAAGGCAGATAAGCTATCATAATTTAAAGACATCTTATTTCTCCTTTTATATTTTTATTCTGTTAAGTTACCATATTTAGCGATATCAGGATGTCCAGCACTAATTTCTTTGTAGCTATTAAATCGTTCAGGTTGCTGAACCTCTTTAGCTCCATTTTCTGTAGTCTGTACTACTCCTCTATTTCGCTCTACATTGCCTTTCATCTTATTGAAAGACTCTAGTTGTTCTTGCATTCTTGGATAAGACCACATCTTGAATGCCTGGTCAAAGTCCTGCATTCCGTTCTCTATCATATAATCTAAGAAATCTAACTCATCGTCATCTGACTCAAAGAAATTTTGATTCTCTCTTATTATATCATCTAGTCCGTGCTCTAGTTCCTGTATACCTTTTTCTTCCTCAAATACGCTTAGTCTTTCGTTTAACTCCTCGTATTCTGGGTTAGCACTCTGCTCCTGTTGTTCAGGAATAGAGTCAATAGCATACTTATTATCTAAACCAAACGAGTTATAAGTGTCTACATCGTCTTCATAGAAGTCTTTTATGTGTCCTCTTAAGGTTTCGTTTTCGTTTAGTGCGTTGAACAACTTTCTCATAGGTGCGAGTTCTTGAGCTTTTTGAGTATTTGACTGTTGCCAATTCGTCTGATTGTCAGCAGCCTCACGCCAAGTCTGTATATCATCATAGCTGAATACGTCATCACCGATCACTAACTCATAATCGTTTAAGTCAATCTCGTCACTTATGTTTGCAGATTCCTCTGCTCCATCCGATGCATCATATTGCTCCTGTGGAGTTACATCAGTTGGTTCTTCTGAAGTTAACTTATAATCTTTTAAGTCTTCTTCAGTTACCTCTACTTTACTATAGGGATTTGGCATAAGACACCTCCTTGGGTTGGTCTTGGTTTTTCAAATTATTATACATTAAGTTAATACAGGTTTAAGCATTACGTTATTTTTTACAAAATTAGCTTTGTAAGTTGTGTCTCCAACTTTAACAGCACTTTGTCTTCTACCTTGTAAGTAGTTGCTAAATGCCAAATTAAAGCTATCTGTTTTCAATCTATCAACACCTTTTAGACTTGTTATTTCAAACTTACCCTGCCTATTAAGCTGAGTTCCTCTACCTCCTAAACTACCTGCCATAATAGCTCTAACATTTTTTGGTGGAGGTCCTGCATTAAAAGTAGGTCTTTTTGTAGTACCTGTAATGTGGTACCCTTTCTCTGAATATATATTTACATTCTTACCTAACTTTTCTGCTTCTCTAGTTGTTTTTACATTAAAAGCTGGGTTAAAGATTTGTGCTAGTCTTGATTGTCTTGCACTACCTTTACCTCTACCTCTCATACCTTTACTAGCTTTTGTTATTCCTTTTTTAACGCTAGATTTTTTATAATCTTTTTTCTTTTTTACTTTAGCTTTCGCCATAATTATCTCCCATATACTTTACGTTGTTTAACATTACTTACCATTTGAGCATTACTACCCATTTTTGCTACTTTTGGATTGTTAGACTGTTTTGCAGAAAGGATGCATTCCTCAGTGACTCCTGGGTATCCATTGCTTACACACCATTCTCGTAAGGTAAATCCTTTATTGTTCTTCGGTTTGCTGTCTGCCAAAACCCATACCCTCCCTTAGTCTTAGTTGTGCATTCTCTATCTCAGCAGGGTCTGTGGATTGTTGCATTGTTTGCATATCCTTCTGCATTTGCTCAACAGCAAGTTTTTTCTGCTCTAATATCTCGTCTAGTATCTCTTGAGAGATATCTTTTTGTGTCCATCTCCAAAACTTTTCTTGGTCAAGTAGACCCATCTGTATTAGGTCCATCGCCTGATCCATACGACTTGCTCTTGACTCAGGTAAACTACTACCTGGTACATACTTAAAGTCCATATCAGAGTCTATGTCATACGGCATTACTTGTTCAAATTCATATCCTGCACCATCCTGTGCAAATTTTCTTACGCTTATAGCTTCTTCGTAGTTCCTATGTAATAATTTTAGGGTTAGTTTGTATAAGTCTAGTATAGCATCTGTACCCACCTCACGCTCTTTAGCTCTAATTACTTGCTGCGATGCCTCTTGTAATTGCTGTATAGCTCGTGATGCAGTAACACCTGATGGATTACGACCTTGTGTAATATCGTGAACACCACTTACTGTATCTGTCATCTGCATTAGTGTTTGCGACATAGGTAAGGTAGATGAGGACATATTACCTGCATCTAGCCTTTGTATTTGTTCGTGTGGTCCATTAGTGTAGTAAACTTTACCAGGCTTATCGCTTGGTCTATTTCCTACCTCTTTAGCTAGTGACTTACTCATAATCATAGCAGGGTTACCGTGGTATATAATATTATCAATACCCTGTGATAGCAGTATTGCTGTACCTACAGCTAAACTTTCAATAATCTCAGGCTCACCTTTACCCCATAGGTGATGTGCATCTGCGTAATTCTTAAACATAACTAGAGGTATATCCTCGTATGGTGACTCTACTAATTGTAGTAATACCTTACCTGCCCAGGTAGCTAACATTAGTTTATCACCTTCCCAGAACCAGCATTCTTTTAATAATACTTGCCCACCGTACACACCCTTACCTTCTTCTGACTGATCATACGCAGGTGATTTACTTACGTAGTCAGTTCTCATACCACTTGATACACCTGTAGTTCCACCAGATGCTGTAGTTACTTGTGATATAGAGTCCTCAGTATCGTCTTTATCTCTTATAAAAGACCTGTACTCATCCATAGAACCTTCAGGTTTTACAAACTTTCCATTCTCAAACATCTTTCTTACATCTTTTAGGTAGGTAGGTGTTGCAAATGTAACGTACTTTGCGTTGTCAATATCTGTAGCCAGAGGGTCAAAGAAAACAGTGTATACATCTGGCACCACAAAAGATGCCCTTCCTTCGTTATATATTACTTTGACAAATCCGTTGCCATATAGTAACCCATCTCGTTTCATCATATTGATGGCTTTACCTGCTTTTCTTTTATCCAGTTCACTATC